GGACGGACGAGCTCGGAATTTAAATTCCAAACTGATCGATCAATTAGCTCAAGCCACCACGGTGTCACTGGACTCAGAGTGCATCGAAATGAGTGAGTTTGAAGCTTGGATCTCAGGAGGTCCCCTCAACCCACCACCAGAACAACAATTTGTGGTGGATGAAGCCGTCTTGATAAGTGATGAAATTCCGTATGCTTATGCGGATTTTAACAAGGTGGCTGTGACATATTTTACTAAAACAGTCAAAGTGAGCGACATGGTTTCCCTGCTCGGGACAGGACACAACATCCTAGAACGAATTGGGCCCTTTTGTCGCGTCACAGGTTCCTTTGAGGATCATAGAGTCTTTACCAAAAAGTTCAAAAATGAGCTACTCTTGGAGGCTCTTGCTACTCAGGCCCACAATGCCACTGGAGCCAAGACTGTCTTGGACGCTGAGCGAATGATCAACCGCACGATGGGTTATTTGAGGCGGCGCAAGATGTGTTGGTGTGATGCACAAGCGGACATGGTCCAGTTGATGAGGTCACAGACTGCTTCCAAGGAAGCCCTGAAGTACCACATCGACCGGTCGGCCCAGGTGGCTGACCTTAGAGCCTTGGTCGCCCAACACAACATAAATATGTCCACTTTCACACCCCGTGAAATTGAAGCATTTTCTACCTTTGGACCTGGCCTTTACGGCCAGTTTAGAGCTTCTCTGGTTTCATGGTACCCGTACATCTTCGTTGGTGCGGGTTTACTGGGAGCCTACTTGGTGTCCACCGTTCGGCCACTTCAAGCCCAACACGTGCTTGGGGCCGGACTCATGGGGGGCGCTATCGGGGTAAGTGAAAAGATTCGGGATTACAGGAGTCAGGGAGTCAGCGACAGAAATGAAGTCCACTACTTTGACTCACTGAGCATACCAAAAGTCTGTATTCAGTCCCGAGGCCCGGTTGATTATCCAAAAATCAGACCAGGAGCCAAAGTCACAGCACATCATTCATCGGTATGCTGTGAAGATAAACCACTCGACGTTTACGGAGGAATAGTGGAAGGCACAAACCCAATCGTGCCACTTGGGTGTAGCCACAACATGGAAGCTGCCCTCCGCATTCGTAAAACCTTTGATCGGGATTATGAACCAAAACTTGTCACAGAAATTGTTGACAACTTCATTTCCCACATGAAAACCCGAAAACAAAACTCTGTAAAGCATTTGTCCTATGATGCATGGCTGAGCAAATTGCCCAACCACAGGCGGAGGCGCATGCTTGAGTGCGTGGACGGGTTCTCCAGCAAACTGAAACAATACGAATCTACCACTTTCAACAAGGGAGAGGTGTACTTTGGTAAAACAACTTTGCCTACAGATCGGTCTCCAGGCTTCAAGCCCAGAGTTATCGACTGCAGAGCAGATGAGTTCCAAAACACCTTTGGTTTATTCTTCTCAGAGCTGGGAAACATGATCAAAGAAGATCTCCATCACTCCAAGTCAAATCTGGTCTACACATCTGGGATGGATGCAAAGGAGCTTGGCCACTTGGCAGAAGTGGCAGCCCTATGCTACAACTATTTGTTAGAACTGGATGTAAGCAACTTTGATGGCAGCATCGTTAGGGAGTGGTACAAATTAGAAAAATGGTACGTAGAGGAGTATTTGCCTTATGACTTCCCACATAAAAATGACCTATTGCGGCACTGGTCTTTCAATGTCGGGTCGGGCCATGGGTGCTTCTTCCGTTTGCAAGATGGCAGAAGATCTGGTGACGGTTGGACCAGTTGTTTTAACACGGTCATTAACCTAGCCATCATTTTCTTCATTTACGGAGAGGACGCCCTCTCAGCAGCTCTAGGTGACGACAACTTTGCTGGAGTCAACAAATTCATGCCTGTAGACCACCTGGTGTCGTTCTACAAACGTATTGGCATGAAATTGGAGGCCAAGTATGTCTCACTGGATACTCTGAGTTTTTGCAGTGGATTTTTCTATACGTTAGAAGACGGATCGCGCAAATGGGGACTGAACCCATTTAAAATAATTTCAAAGTGGGGTGTGAATTTCAAAAATCACGCTCCAGTCATGCGCAACCGACTGCTCAAAGGCACGGCAATTTCCCTACTACCAATAGCCGGGCACGTTCCTGTGGTGGGTTCTTTCCTGCGCAAATTTGCATTGCCAGGTAAGTATGTCACACCACCCAACGAATGGTGGAAGCCCACTTCCACCACTGTGGATGCGATTTCTTCACAATCCATCTACCAACTTGCATTAATTTGCAATGTTGCACCCGGCACCATAGTCTCCCTAGATTGCCTGATGGAGATTTTAAAAACAGACAAACCATTTGTGCTATCCAGTCCAGACTTTTTGCAATGTTTTGGGGCATTCTTTGAGGTGAACTTTGACGTTCCTCTGAGAGCCTCACATGCAAGGCCCTGGACTGTGGTGGAAGAGTTTGTCAAGGCTACCTGTCCAGGTGGTTCGCTCATCTGGGGATGTTATGAGTCAATCATCTCCGGAAGTGTGGTCTGTTTATTTTACCACACAGCTCTCTCCTTCCTCCCGATTTACGGGAGACTGGCCATTCATCTCGTCACGAACGAGTTGTTGGCCACTCAAAATGATTACCAATTTTCAACCATGACAAAACAACGCAAAAATCGGAATCAGAAGCCAAAACAGAGCAAACAACAATCGCGGAAAAACGCGAACTCAGAACTCAAGGCCTTGCAAAAGGCCCTTCGACCACTAATTGCCCAGGGCCTCAGAACAGGAGGACAAATGGCAGGAAACTACTTCGCCCCAGGGGTGGGTGGCGTCGTGGGTCGAGCCGCAGGGGGCGCCATCAGCCACATTGCTGGTTTTGGAGATTACTCGGTAACGAGAAACTCCTTGAAATCGGCCCCCCTCTTCGGCAAAGGTCGAAGTGAGGTCCGTATCAGACATCGAGAGTACGTTGGTGACGTCTCCGGTTCTACGGACTTTGAAATCACTAAATACGTCATCAATCCTGGCAATCGGATTTTGTTTCCGTGGCTTTCGGGCTTAGCCCAGGGTTTTCAACAATACCGTCTAGAAGGATTGGTCTTTTATTTCAACTCCACCAGTGCCACTGCTCTCAACAGCACCAACACTGCTCTGGGGGCTGTCATTGGGGCCACCAACTATGACGTCAACTCACCTGATTATGTGGACAAGGCCGACATGCTTGCGGCTTACTTCTCCAACTCTTGTAAACCATCGGAAGATATGATACATGCTCTGGAGTGTGACCCCAAGCTGAGACCTGTAGACATCCTCAACATCGATCACCAAGGTGAAGGTAATGATGACAGTATTCTCTATGACCATGGAAATTTTTACTTGGCTACCTACGGTATGCAGGCCGCTGCTGTAATTGGTGAACTATGGGTTTCTTACGACATTGTTCTGATGAAACCCCAACGAGCCACCACAATGGTGGATGGTTACGCCACATTTGGCAGTTGGAACGCCTCAGCCGTGTTTGGTGGTTCGAGAACCATCTATGGCAACAATCTTTCCTTTCCTGCTCATAATAAGATTGACTTCACGAGTTGGAGAGGCAAGTACGTGCAAGTCACGTTCACTGGCACAGGGACTAGCCTAAGTATCTCATCGTCTCCAAACACTTCTTCCAGCAGTGGTTTGACCCTGGTAGACGTTTTTGAGATCGGAACAGCCCCGACTGCCGTGAACTACGGGTCCACTGGCTACACGTTCACGCGTTTTTATTACGTAAGTGAGGATCACGAGTCCGCTCCATTCCTCATATTTGACCCAAAGTACTCTTCTGGTACTACCACCGATGGCACAGTTTACGTCTCAGAGGTTCACCCTAGCTCGGTGTCTCTGTCGTAATCCGTGTCTAAAAGGGCATGCGGCCTTCGGGCTGGTGACTCGGTCCCCCACCCCCTGCATAGACTATGTG